ATGCGCCTAACGGCGTTTCCTGACGACGGTGGACATGGTTTCCTCCTAGGCCGCCGACCATACGGCGATGGGCGCGGCGTGGCGGGCTTTTCGGGCTGACTGTGTGTAGCCGATTTTGCGGATCTTTTTTTGACGTGCCAGGCGGGTGATCACTGCACCCAGGGCGGACGGTTCGTGTGTCGATACGTCGTGGTGCGCGGTCAGGTAGGCCCACACGTCGTCCGCTGTGAATGTTGGCCGCATACGGGCCAAGTGGAGCACAACGGTTTCTGCGCAGGCTTTCCAGGCGTCGTCGGCGTTGCGGTCGACACGGTTGATGGCTTCGTCTCGAGCTGCGAACGCTGAGAACAGGTCGTCTTGCATTTTTCCTCCTGGTTGGGGTCAGGGTGCAGCGACTTTAGCGAACTTTACCGAAAGGTTGTGGGATTATCCGGCGTACTGCCAATGCCAGGCTTCAAACTCGGGTGAGGTCGGGTCGTCGGACTGCAAATAGAATCCGTAGGTGGGGGCGTTGGCGCACAGCCAGTCCAAGACTTTGGCGGTGGTTACGTCAAGGTCAATGGCCAGGCCGAGGCCGTGGTTTGACTTGCCGGGCGTTGAGCAGGGGGCCATGCCAGGCTTCAAGTACCACGTTTTGCCGTCCCAGGTGCGGGTCACGGTCGGTTTGCGGCCCAAATCCTCGAGCGCGTAACGCTGTTTGAACAGGCCGAGCTGCGCCTCAAAGGATCGGTAGTCGCCGATGTTGCGCAGCTTGATGCCGGACAAGATCGCCTGGTCGTACATGCGGTCGAACGCTTCGGCCGCCTCGACGTACATTTGGCCGCCGCATTTGACGCCGCGCAGGATTTTCCCGGACAGTTTTCCGTTTTCGACGCCTTGTAGGGCCGCAGGAACGACGAGTTTCTTGTAAGGGTACTTGGACGCCTTTTTGGGCTTTGCGGCCGCCTGGGGGGCTTCTGCGGGCTTGAGGGCGGCTTTCTTGGCGGCTTTCTTAGTTGGCATCGGGCACTCCGTCTCCGTCGGTGTCTTTTTTGCCGCTGGTCGAGATCATCACGCCGGACAGGGTCCCGGACAGGAACAGCACGATCGGGCTGATGAGGTTGAGCAACTCTTTGTCGGTCTCGGGCATCGTCGGGCCCTGAGGGATAAACAGCAAGTTTATGAACACGGCCACCATCGTCAGGACCAGGGTGCCGGCGAGGGTGATGCCGACCCAAAAGCGCAGGCGGGCATTGAGCTGCTCGGGCGTATAGGGCGGCCGATTTGGTTTGAAATTGTCTAACACGTCGCGGCCTCCTGTTGGCCTTGGTCGGGTGTCATTACTGGGCTGGTCAGTGCACGGTTTTTTGTTCGGATCGTTGTTGCCGGTTGGCATTCGATCCAGGTTTTGTTATTGCAGGCGCTTGCCAGCACGGTGATTAGCGCCGCCACAATGGCGACGCGGGTTTTCATTCTTCTGTTGCCTCCTCAGGCGGTGTTTCTGTCCAGCCAGACTCGATGAGCGCGGCGTATTCTTCCTCGGTCATTTCGCGCACTTCGTCGTCGATTTGTATGTTTGGTCGTGTCATATCATCCCAATCTGTACCCATACACCGTAATTGTTCCGCCAGTCCACGTTCCGCTTGGCGGGGATAATTGTGCGCCATCATACGACGTTGTGTTTCGCAAAACATCCGTTCCAATTCGCCAATACAAATCATCACACGCAGAAAAGGACGTATAACTTGCACTTGTCAAAAATGGCTGATGCACGTCCACATATCCCGCATTCGTGTACGTGGTTGTGATATTTCCACATTCGGCATACGCCGAATTTGTTCTTTGGGCGTTTGTTAATGCCCCTGCACCTGCGTTGACAACGTAATAAGTATTCCCGTAAAAACCGGCGGTTGTCGCCGTTGTGCCCACCAACAGCTTGAGCGACATCGCAGTGCCACCAGATGAAGCAGTTATCCCTGACCACGAAATTCGATAGTTGTTCATGGTGCTTGAAAAACAGGATGTGATGTTCACTGATGTGACGGCAGAGCCAACTGTTACTTGCTTCACAAATACTAGGCCAGCGTTAGCCAAGTACGTGTTGGTGTCGGATGCGGTGAGCACTGCGCCGCTGCTAAACGTTTTCACTGCCATTTATGGATACCCCAGTCTGTTTGTGTCAAGTATGCCGAACTGATTGCTGTTCAGCGTGAACGGTGTGCCTAGGTTCGGCGACAACGTGAGCGCCAGGCGGGCCACGTCAGGCGTAAACGACACCGCAATGCGTTGAATTTGAGCGTTGTAGGTTGCGCCTCGGAACGTGATCGTGGCACCGGCAGCAATGTATCCAGCGCCGCCGGTCGCCGTTTGCAGCTGTGCAACGCCAAGCCAGGTGTCGTCGGCGTTGGTATCGGTGGTGAGGGTGAACGGCACCGCTGTGGTCAGGCCGTTGAAAAGGTTGTAGAGCAGTCCGGCAAGGCTGGCGGCGTCGGCTGTCGTATTGTTTGTCGTGTAGTAATCGAGGCTGTTAAACGGTGCGGTACCTGTTTGGCTTTGCGTGGCCAAACCGTCCGGGTACACGTTGATTTGGTTAAACACGTTTTCGGCGGACGAAAAAAACTCTAAGCCAGTGTAACGGATTGGGCCGGTGTCGCTAAATGTTGCGGATGTGGTCGTTGGTGGGCCGACGATCATTCCGACTTGGCCAGCGAAAATGCCGTCGCGCTGGTTGTCTCGATCGTCAATAAAGTATTGGGCTGTGCGCGCAATCTTGTTGACAAGATCTAGCGCATTTTGGCCTGGCAATGTAATCGTGCTCGAGGTCAGATTGCTGCCAACATTCGGCACCAATGCCACGCCAGCTAATGTGCATATTAGGCCCATTTGTGACGTGCACTCAGCCGCCGCAATCGTGTTACCACTCGGCACTGACGCCTCAAATGTGTAAGCCGCCGTTAGCCCTGTGCCGCCTGTGGCCGAAATAATGATGCGGTCACCTGGGGCTAATCCTGTGCCGGCGTCGTACGGTATGTCGTAGCTCCGCCGTATGTCGGTGATTTTGCCGCAAAAGTAAGCGCGGGCTGTGTCGGTGTTTGTGACCCGCACGTCGATGTATTGGCCGATGGCTAGCGGTGTCGCATAACTCGCTGCCGGTATGAGCTCGATCGTGCAGCTGGATGCCTGGAAGTTGTCTTGGAAGTAGGTGCGCCCCCGGACGATCTGCACCGATTGGACGCCGGTGAGGGTTGTGTAAGTCCCGTTTTGGGTCGTGGCGTAGTTGACGGTGGGGGCTGTGTAGGACATTAGGCGGCGGTGGTTCGGATCGGCACGGAGCCGTTGACTTGCATGTAGCGGCGGAGGGCCGCAACGACGGCGTTGGGGTCGCCTCCGTTGACGTTGATTGTGATGTTGTTTCCGCCGGTGCCCATGCGGTCGAGGGGTATGACGGCTTCGGGGCCGGCTTCGCCGATGAGCGCCAGGGTGGGGCCGGTGACGATTCCGCCATTTGCGAGGGCAGGGATTTGGGGAATGTCAGGCGGGTTGATGCTAATTGGACCGACCTTAAATTCCAGCAGGTCATTGAGTTTGTCGATCGCGTTTCGGTTAATGAATCCGATGATTGCGTTTGCAAAGGCTTTGCCGATTTCTAGACCTTTGTTGGCGAGTCCTTTGAACGCTTCGACCATGCTGTCAATAATGCCTTTCGCAAATTCGCCGGCGAACAACGCCAAACCTTTGAGTAGTTCGGGCCCAATGTCAACAAGCCATTTCAGAAGCGCGATTGACAATTTGGCAGTGGCTTCAATCAGTTTTGGGACGCCTTTGGTCAAAATCCATTCAATCATGTCGCCGAGAAAACGGCCGAGATTTTGTAGGGCCTCAGGGCCTGATTCTTTGATCCAGGCGGTAAATGCGTCTTTCAATTGAACGAGTTTGTCGCGCAGTAAGGGCAGTCCAGTGTCAATAATCCATGCGCCAAGTTTTTGCAGCACTTCGCCGATTGCTTCAAGGACTTTTGGCGCGGCTTCCTTGATGTTTTCGCCGATGAGCCGAAGGACGCCGCCCAAACCTTCTTTGTCGAATACGGCCGATACTTTTTCAAACGCCGGGATCAGTGTTGTTGTGGCGAAGCCGACCACTTTTTCAAGGAGGGGCAACAGTGCTGTGCCCAGTGTTTCTGATGCTTCGCCGAAGGCCACTTTCAGCCGGTCAACGCGGCCCACGGCGGTGTCGGCTAAGGCCGCCTGGGTACCGCCGAATGCGTCGTTGAGCGCGTTAGCGGCCGCCGTGAAATCTTTTGATTTTGTGATCGACTCGTCAAGAGGAACGCCCAGTTTGGTGAGGGCTGTGAATTGACCGTTGTAAGCTTTGCCGAGGGCTAGCGATACTTGGTCTAGGTCTTTGCCGGTGCCTGCGGCGATATCCATTGCCAGCGTGAGTTGCGACATGGCCGTGTCGGAGTTTCCGGTGGCGCGGGCCAAGATTTCCATGGCGCTGCGCAATTTCGTGTCGGCGACGCCGCTGGCGAGCGTCATTGCCGATATTTGGTCTTCGATTGCGTCGACGTTGGCGTCGGTTGCGCCGGTTGTGTTCTTTAGCGATGTGCGCAGTTTGGCTTGTTCTTTTGCGTCGTCAGCGGCGGCCTTGACGCTTGCTCCTAGCCCTGCGGCCAGTGCGCCAGTTGCGATCGTTGCGCCTTTGGCGATTGCTTTGAATGCGCGGCCAGCACGGTCGCGGAGACCTTCTAACGCTTTTTCGGCTTCTTGGACGCCTTTAGGTTGGAAGTCTGTGACGATGGGGACTGTTATTGCCATTACTTCAAGTCCCTTTCAACTCGGTCCATCACGTCACGGATCAACGCTTCCATTTCGCGTTGGACTCGGTCCTGATTGCGTTCAGCGGCTGGCCACAAAAACCGTGACGGCTGGCCAAAACGGTTGAGGGCGGTCCCAAGGCGGTTGGGTCGTTTTTTGCCTGCCACCTCGATGATGGCGGCGGCCGGGTCTTTTTGTTGAATTTTGACAGCGCTTCCAGCTTTGCGGGTGGTGTCAACTTTGAACCGTAGCCCTCGACGGGCCGCGGTGGAACTGTAAGGAAATTTGGGTGTTCCGTTTTGTGACCAGGTCCGAGCCATGCCGGACAGCAATGTTTCGCTGTAGGAGTTTTTGGCGTCGGTGATGATCGGGGCCGCAACCAGTTTTGCGTCTTTGGTGAATTGCTTCCGCAGCTCCGGGTCGATCTGTCGGAGGGATTTAATGGCCTCTTTTGCGCCTCGTATTTCACCGGCGAAATGCGCGGGCATTGTTGGCCTCCTTCCGTTGATCGTTCAAAATTTTTATGACTGTTGTGAGGTCGCGGGCCTCAAAGGGTATTTCGTTCGGCCAGAAGCCTGTTTCGGCTAGCAGTTGTGCTAGGCCGAAACTCCAGCTTCCGGCGGGGTAGGGTTTTGCGGTTCTTCGTTAGCCACGTCTAACTCAACGATTTTTTTGACAAAATCGTCGTAGATCAGCGGCACTGTGACCCCGGATGTTTTGGATGCCGACCAGGCAAGAAACGCTAAGTCGTCGTAGCCGATTCCTCGGGCTAGGTCTGATGCCTGGCGTTTCATTTTGCGTTCCCACTCGATGACGTTGGCAAATGTCGTGGTGACTTCGTATTTGCTGTCCGTTGTGGTGACGTTAAGGGTCAATTTCATGGTGTTTCTCCTTGCACGGTTGGAGGGTTAAATCACGGGCTGGTGATATCGCGGGCCCAGGTGCCGCCAGTGAACGTGACGTCTTGGGTGCTAAGTTCGCCGACTGTCGAGTTGACAGGGGTGAAACTGGCGAGCATGCAGCCAGTGATTGTGTACTCCGGATTGCTTGCCGACTCTGTGGTGCCACTAGGCGAGATGACCAGGGTTGCGGTGCCGACGTTGACGGCATCGTAGAGGGCGGCCTCAACTTCGTTTGAGCCGTAGCTGTTAAACAGCGTCAGGGTGACCTCAACGTTTTGCAGGCCTTTGGTGAACTTGTGAGCGGTGTCGCCAAACGCGGTCACTTCAAGCGCGTCGTATGCGGCTGTAATCGTGCAGGCAGTACACTGATCGCTCAAGTCGTAAGTGCTCATGCCGACGGTCAGGTTGACAGTCGCGTTACTCAGGAATGTGGTTGTTGCCATTGTTAGTTTCTCCTTGCCGCGATTGCGACCGTTAAGGAATATGCGGGTATTTGTTGATCGCCGACTGTCACGGCTATTGGTCTGCCGTCGGTAACGGCAAGAGTGGTTGACGCCATGATGGTGTCGGCGGTTGTGATGAGGTAATCCTCGGCGTCTTGGTTGCCTGGCGGGGCCGCCAAGATCAGCAGTTCAAACCGTATGTCGCCGACGTTGTAGGTAAAGCTGTCAAACGTGGGCGGGTTGACCATGACGGTCATGGGTCGAGCGTTGCGCGGGTCGGTGACAACGGCGACGCCAAGCGCGGTTAGCGCGTTGACGATCGCTGTGCGGGATTCGGCGAAAATGCCCGTGGCCGCCATTTAGGCCACCTGTGAACGTCGGATGCCGAGCAAACGCATGATTTGGCCCATTGATCCGGTCGGTGTTGGTGAACCTAGTTCTTGGAATGATGCGAACGAGTCGACCGAGCCGCGTTCGCGGTAGAGGCTGGCGGCGTACATGATGGTGCCGAGTTTGACGGCGCTACTTGGCACGGAAGAGAGGGACTCGCCTTGATAGCCAGCCATCTTCCGCGCCTTGTAGGCCCAAGCGTTAGCGGCCTCCGTGCAGACCGTAACGAAGGCTGTGTCGTTAGCGGTAGCCACGGAAATACCTAGCCACGACAGAACGTCTGCGGCGATGATCCAAGTGCACGTTTCTGTCCAGGTCAATGTGCCGAATGGGTCAACTGCGGAGCGCTCAAGGTCGTCGCCAGCGTCTTTGAAAAGCAGCTGGTTGGTGATGATCACTTGATCGTCAAACAGCCAGTCGCCTTCGTCGTCGACGCCGGTGTATTCGTAGACCGGGACAGCCAAAACGGTGTGTGCGCCGTTCAGGCCGTGTCCGAGGCCTGCCAGGGTGATTGATTGACCAATGCCGATTTCGGTTGCCTCAAGAGTCTGCACCACGGCGTAGTCGTCTATACGTTGGTGAAACGTGACGGTGAAAACGGCCATGGTGCAGAACTCCTGGGTGCAGCTAGCGGTGGATCAGATGAACGTTGCCTTGACGAACTTCGACGAGTCAATCATGAGACTGGCAAAGTAGCCACGGAACGCGATCGTGCGCGAAAGCGTCGACGGTACGTCCAGGCTGATTGCGCCCTTCTGCTGTTCGAAGATTTCGTAGCCCGAGGCGTCGCCAATGATTGTGGTCGCCGCGTTGAAGTTGCGGTCAACGACGACCGTGAGGCCGAAAGCGTTGCCGTTGGGCTGGCCAGGGGTCAGGTTGCCGAACGCGTTCATTGGGCCGACCTGCGGGAACAACGGGCGCTTCGATGAGTCCGACAGCTTGAGCAGTTCTGCCCACATTGACGGGTTCATGAAAATGTGCGTCGGCAGGTTGCCATTTGATGCCGAAAGGATGGTTTCGGCGGCGTTGGCGACCCATTCGGCCCAGTACGAGGCGTCGTCAACGTTGGCGGCGACGAAGTTCTGAGTGGTTGATGCGCCAGAGGCGAGCTGGTCGGCGGCGTAGTTGTCGGTGGCGTTGGCGTAGATTCGGCCCATGTCATCAAGGATGATCGAGAGCACTGCCGGGTCGGTCCAGTCAAGGTCGGCTTCGGACACGTTGACGTATCCGCCGAAGATCTGCTTGGTGACCTGGTTGTTGAACACAACGAGCGTGCCGGACTGGTTGGCCATTTCGGCGAGGCTTGCGCCAATCGAAACGTGGGTGGTCACCTCGGGGCGGATGAAAACCTTGCCGCCGCCAGGCATGGCCTTGACGCCGATTGCGTCGACCACGGGGCGACGACCCACGAAGTTGTTGTAAACCGGTCCGACGATCGGGGTGGGCAGGATGCCAGGCGTGTCGGTGGTGACCACATCGGGCGCTGCGGCCTTGATGGCTTCGCGCATTTGCTGCCAGGCTGATCCGCCGGCGATGGCCGCCGAAAGGTACTCGACTGCTGTGGGCAGCGGGACTTCCTTGCGGGCCGTCGCGTAAACGATCGGGCTGACGGGGATGGTTGCCGGTGCCTCTGCGGCCTCGGCCTGAATTGCTTCTGACACTTGTTCCTCCTCGGGGGTGTCTTGTGGGTTGGTTTCGTCGTCCTCCGGGTCGGCCGAGGCGGCGATTTCTGTAATGACTGCGTCGCTAAACGCAGGCACGGCGACTAGCGACAGCTCGATCAGATCCGCTTTGGAAACAATCATTACGCCTTGCTTGTCGAACTTGAACTTCGTTGGGTTTGCCCCAACGGACACGGAATCGTAAGCGCCGGACTTGAGGAGCGCGACGGCGTCGCGGCTAGCCCGCGTGTCGGCCAGCGTTGCTTCAAACTCAAGACCGGCTGCGGTGTCAGTCAACTTGTTGACGACGCCGCGAAGCTGTGTCAGGTCGTGGTTTTCAACAAGTTTGGCGGCCTTTTGGTTGACGTCAAAAGCGCCAGGCAAGAAACGGACTTTTTGGCCGCCGGCGACGGTCGCGGTGACGTTCCACGGTACAGCAACGCCAGAGATTTTCGGCGCATAGTTTTCTTCGTCGTCTTTCATCGCTGTGAGCTGTGCGGCGGCGGTGAAACGGATTGTGCGGTTGGGTGCGGCCGCGTCGACCGAGTATTCACTGACGTACAGCGCGGCGAGCTGCTCAAGCGCGGCGTCAATGTCGCGGTGGCAGCCTTCGACGGTGCCGTCGTCGTGTTTAACGACCGCGAAGCCGGAGCACTCGGGGTTTTCTGTTTCAATATGCCAAGGCATTATTCAAGCTCCATTTCGTCCTCGGGCAGATCAGGCGCGGGCGCTTCGCGCTGAATCTCGGGCTCTTCAATCATGAATTGCTCTAGGTATTCTTCGACGTCGAATTGGACGTGGCGGCCGTTCGGCAAAACGTCATTCATTGACAAGCGCTCTTGGATTGAGTGCAGCACAGGCCGAGCTCCGAAGAGAATCAGGTCTTGGCGTGACTGTTGCGCGTTTTGGTAGGTCATGCCAGATTGATCGATGCCGAGCAAATAACCGGGAATGTCAAGCAGGCGGGCCATCTCAAGCGCCTGGTATTTGCGTGATTCCACGAGCTGCAGTTTGCTCGGATCGGATGAAAACTCTTTCCATTCAACCGCGCTGTTCAATGCGCCGATCGCGGACACGCGGCGGGCGTTTGCCCAGGCTCCGGCGAGTTCGCCGAGCTCTTCGGATGACATTGGTTCCGAGTTGCTGGTTTGCTGGAGGTATCCGGCGGCGATTTCGGTTGCGGAAAATCGTTCGGCCGCCTGATCGAGGCGGAGCGCGACACCGACGGCGCGGCGGCCCGCGTAGACGATGCCTTGGTTCGGTGACAAAAACGTGATGACGTTAGACACGTCAAGCGGCAAGCCGTTGAACTCGAGGTCGTCGGGCATGCCGAACCATTCGGGCGACGCCGGCATGGTGGTGGAATAGACCATGTTGGCGGGCAGCCATTGGAACGTCGCGGGGAAGCCGGTCGAGTAGCGGGACGTAACGGCCCAGTGTGCGCGGCCGTACATGATGAGATCGCGGGCGGTTTTGCCCATGATGAACTGGCGCGTCACTTTTGGATCGGGTCGGCTCATCCATGTTTCGCCTTGGACCCAAATTTTTTCGTACTCTTCGCCGCCCCATTGAAGGACGTAGGACTTGAGATCAAGGGTGCCGACGACGGTTGTGATGAGCGAAACGGCTCGGGCAATTGTGGGGACAGATAGGGCAGCTTCCTCAGAAGCCCCAACGCTGTAACTGTAAAACTGCCCTATCTGCGATGCGCCTGCAGCTGCGCCAACGGGGGACGAGGCGAAAGCCGGGGCTTCGATCTTTTTGCGGAAAAGACCCACGTTCGGATTGTGACTCGCAAGAATTGCGAACGCAAGCGTTTCGAAGAAAGATAGAAACTGATCCCCTACCTGGCGAAGGCAATGGCGGCGCGGGTTTTTTGCTGTGGTCGAGCGACCAGGGCGGCGGCCCAAATCATGCAGCGGGCCAACGTAATGAGACCAGGCGACTTTTGTGACGACAACACAAAGCCTGCGGCGGTGCGCACCCCGACAGCGCGGTTGACGTGCTCGGACAGCATTTGTTCCCCAGTGTGCACTAGGCGGCCCTCGACAATAAACTGGCGGACGGTGGCCGTGTGCGTCAGCAGCTCGTTGTAGCCGACGATCACCTTTTTGCGTTCGTAGGCCGCTGGCGCTATCGACGCCAGGCTAGGTGTTAGGGCAATGCTGGCAACGGCCGCCGCCTCATGGTCGATCGCGGCCCACAGTGCAGGCAGGGTGTCGGCGATGAACGCGACGGTGACACCGATCCGGCCGTCGGGCATGACGTTGGCTCGTATGCCGGTATAAGTGTTTTCGTCAATGCTGGAATCAACGGCCAGGACGCCGCCGTCGGGGATGGCCGAAACAATCAGCTTGTCAAACACGCCAGGGGCCAGCCACGATTGGGCAGACGAAATCCACAGGTTGAGCGAGGCCCTGTGGAACGCGGCTTTGTCGGCCATGTCAGATTCGTCCCGCAAGGTGTCCAGGTCCAACAGGTGTCCGATGGCGGGGTTCGCCATTGGCCAATAAACCTCGTCGGTCGTATCAACGCCCGAGGGGATGGACCATTCTGCGAAAAACAGTTTGCTGTCAGCCTTGGTGTCAATCGCCCGCAGACCCTCCTCCCGCAGTTTTAACATGGCGTGGGAATCCTCGGTGCCGGCGGTGCTCCAGCAGGACAACAACGATTGCCGCCGGGCACGTTGGCTCGGGATCGCACCGTTAAAGATTACGTCGGCGGAAATGTTCCACAGCTCGTCAGCAATGATGAAATCCGGCGAGAAGCCGTGAAACGCTCGGGGCGTGGCGGCCTGGACCAGCCAACGGGAACCGTCCGGCATGACGGCTTCGTTGCGGCCATACGACCAATAGAGCTTTGCGCCGAACTTGGTTTCCAATGTCGGGGCCAACGATTCGAACAGCTCGACAGCCAGGTCCAGATTGTGCGCGGTCGAGATCAGCAGTACCGGCTCGCCGCGTCGGATCGGCTCCTTGGTCAACACCCACAGCGCCAACGCCTTGAGCGCCACGGTTTTGCCGTTCTGCCTGGCGACCGACACCAAACTGCGCTTGTAGCAAAATGCGCCGGCGTCATCGTGGGCCAGCTGCCCCTGCAAGGCAGTGATCTGCCACGGCATCAACTCGATCCCCAACACGTCCTTGGCTAGGGCCGCCACCTCGATGCCATAAGAGCTTGAACCCTTAGGTAGTGATACGAGCCTGGGCGGGATCACGGCGGCCACAGCCGGATCAATCACAGCTTGCCCAAACACAGCCTCATCAGGGGCCTTCTGACCCTTCGGGGATACATCGAAGGATGGGGTCGGGGGCATCGTTTTTTCATTTTCAAAAAAAATTTCAGAATTTTTTATTTTTTTGCGATTTTGTGACGAAATTGCCCGCTTTCGTGCAAGGTATTCAGCGCCGCGTCGTGCATTGCATTTGTGACATGCCGGTACCCAGTTCTCGATGTCCATTGGGTCGTGGCCGCGGTCAACTTCAATGAGGTGGTCAACGGTGGTTGCCTTTGCGCGTTTGCACCAGTGGCAGGTGGTGTTGTGTTGTAGAAACTCAAGGCGCTGTGTTTTGTAGGCGGGTGTGTCAATGTCGCGGCGTGGTTTCCCTTTGCTTGTCATCGTGTTGGGCCGATCCCGCTGTTTGCTAGTGCTTCAGCGTTGTCTTTTCCGTATGCCCACAGGGCTGTGGGAAGGAAGATTGAGCCTTGGTCAAATTGCATTGAACGGGGCAAAAGCAGCATTAGGTCAGCTGTTGCGAATAGCGTGTCGCACCATTTGGTTTTGCCCACGACCGTTAACGCTACGCCGTTGCGATGTTTTATAAATTTGTTTACCCACGGGGCAGCTCTGCTGAATGGTGGATTCATCCAAACGCGACCGCGCCATTCTTGTAGTAGGCCGTCGTCGTATTGGGTAAACCATGTCCGGCACGGCACGTTATGCGGGCCTTCGGGGGGGCAGGCGACGTCTATGTCAAATGTGATTGCTAGTGCGTCAAAGATCCATTTGGGCGTCCAATAATCGTCGGACGTGTAATTTTCTTGCGCTACGGGAAACAGTCGATCATTAGCCACGGGTGATGCCGTCGCCTTTGCAGTCCGGGCATACGGTTGGCAGGCCGCCGAAGCCTTCAGCGATGACGCCTTGTCCTGAACAGTACCCACAGAGTTTTGGTTCACTCTGTAAGACACTTTCTGATTCTTTTAACGTTCTTGGTATTAGTTCTTCTTTAGACGACTGGTTTTCCGACGACTGGTTTTCCGTCGTCGGTAGGTCTCGTTTTCCCCTCAGTTTCCCCAGGATGTGCACATGCTTTGGGTAGTCGTAGAAGTGCAGCTCTGTTGTGTAGCGGCCGCGGTCGTCTTGGGCTTTGACGCGCCTGGCGTAGCCTGAGGCGATGAGCTCGTTGATGGCGGCTCTGATGGCGTCTCGGCCTTCGACGCCTTGGCGGGCAAGTGTTTCGGCGCTGGTGCGCCAGTTGTCCGGCATTGAAAGGACGTAGGCGAGGACGCCTCGGGCCCTGTAGGACAGGTACGGGTCGCGGAGCGCTCGGTTGGGTAGGACAGTGAAATCACGCTCGATGCGTGGTGTTCTGACGATCATTGTGTTGGGGCTTTCTGTTGTGTTAGTTTGATTGGTTTTCATCGCGTAGCCCTTTAAGGCGTCGCTGAATGAAATGCAAATCGGTAGGCCGCCACACATAGGTTTCGGCTCCTGCCGCGTCAAGGGTCCGGCACCAGTCCACCTGCGCTTCGCTGAGACGGCCTTTAATCGTCTTGCATTCGACGAACAGCAGTCCGTGGGTGTTGTGGGCCATGACGAGGTCGGGGAAGCCTGTGTGGCCCTGGACGTGGGTTAGCCACCTGCCGGTCGAGGACATGCCTGGGCGGACGTGGTGCACTTTCCAGCCGTGCAGGATCGCCAGGGCGATGACTTGGTCTTGGAACTGTTTTTCGCTAATCGGATACGGGTCGCCCATAATGCCTCCAAACGTCTAGGACTTCTTGGGCCGCCTCGATTTGATCTCGGGCCGCCGCCCGCAGTTTCAGGTGCTCTTCGAGTAGC